TTAAAGGTTGATCCAAGCACTATTACTCGGCTTAAAACAGACAAGAAAAACAATGGTTTGAATGAGATTGAAATGTTTTGCGAGCTATTGAGTTTGCTTGGATTAAAAGTCGTTCCTAAAGATTACCAGAGCATTGATAAGGAACGTGTTGCTGCACTTTTAGTCATGTCTAAAAGTTGGATGAACCGTATAGAAACAGTTGATGACCTATTTCATGACGAAATCAGTGGTCAAAAGGAAAAACTTGGATATTAAAAAACCACTACCTGCGCAAACAGGAGTGGTTTATAGGCATTCAGTCGAGATGAATCAAATGAATAAAACTAATTTATCAAATCAAACAACCGAACGCAACCAGCCAGAATTTTTAGTGGGTGACGTTGTAGTACTTACTAAAGAGTGTCGAAGTTTTAAATCAAATGATTTGTTTGAAGTCAAAAATAAAACCCTGACTAGTTTATGGACTATCAAATCACAAAATCATTTGTTTCTGGTTTCATCAAAAGAAATACGAACAGCAACAGTTGCTGAACTTAACGCCAAACGCCGACTAACAAGCGCAGAGCAAGCATTAGCGGAGGTGTCATGAATAGTTAATTTAAGTATAAACCTGAGTACAAACAGATTCAGGAAATTCAGTCCTTCTTTGATCCAGCGTTAGTGATTCTCAATGAGCTACATGATCGTAACCGTAAAAATCTAAGAGCCAAAGGTTATGACGAAAATAATGCTGCAATAACGCGTGAAGAATTTTCACAAACTATGGCACAGCGTTTTCGCACTAATCAGTGGTTAGCAGGGCAGATCGTTAATAGTTTGGCTAATGCTGACTTGGTTCAAAAATTTGGTGGGTATGTAAAGCCTAAGGTCGGTGTACATGAGTAATTTTGTGCCTAATTCCTTTCAAGTGCCTAATGCATTTGTTGACGAGGTTTTAAATAAAATCTCTGATGCTGCATGCAAAATTTATTTAGTTATTTGCCGTAAAACTCGTGGCTGGAATAAGGAGATGGATTCCATCTCTTTAACTCAATTTGAAGAGATTACAGGGAAGAGTAGACCGACAGTTGTTAAATGCCTTAATGAATTAATTAAAGTTGGTTTAGTCGTGGAACAACCAAGCACAATTCATGGAAATACATTCAAATTAGGTAACGATACTAGCGTTGGTTTAGTGCTTAAATTCCCTAGTAAAAATTTTTTACTACCTGAAATTTATGGCCAAACTAGTAAAAATTCTTTACCACTTCTAGTTAAAAATTTTAACTACACTAGTAAAAATTTTTTACCGCTACTAGTAAAAATTTTTAACACACAAAGTATCACTATCAAAAACAACTCTCAAAGTAATAAAAAAATAAATAAAAAAAGAGGGTCTGTTTCTGAAAAACCTAAAACAGAAAAACCAAATGAATTTAATCCACGTTCAGTTGAACTACCTGCATGTGTAGATTCAGAACTGTGGAACAATTTTGTTGATATGCGTATCAGCATCAAAAAACCACTTTCTGAAAACGCAGTAAAGCTAATCCTTAAAAAACTTATCTCGTTTGGACCTTTGGCTAACCAATCACTGGAAAACTCAATTATCGGAAATTATCAGGGTGTATTTGAGCCTCGCCAAAATCAAATTCAGGAAAACCCACAATCTCATAACGTTCCTGAAGAACCGGGTTATTTCACTCAAATGTACGCTGAGAGCAACCGTTCAAACGTGATTGACGTTACGCCAGTGTCACAAGATTTTGGAGGCTATTAATCATGAATGAATTAGCACCATTTGAAAGTTTTTTGAAAGAACTAATTGCGGCTTACAGAACTAAATACGCTGTTCAGTTCAATAAGAATTTTCCAGTAGAGGGGAAAAATGCCGTTCCAATGCAAATCGTTGAACAGCAGCTTGCTAAAGCATTGGTTGGGGTTACACCTAACCAACTTCAAAGAGGCTTAGCGCTATTTTACGCAAGTACAAATACATACATGCCTAACTTCGCTGAATTCCGTGCTATGTGCATGGGTGATGATTGGTGGAGCGCTGAGAAGGCTTGGGTTAAGGCTTGTGAATACACTCAGATCTCTCAACACAAAAAAGTGACATTGCCAGACGGAAGAGAGCAGAACCAAGAAATTACAACCTTGACCAAATTTGTTTTAGACCAAGTTTATTTACTAATCCAAGACGGTGAAATGTACAAAGCCAAAATGGAATTTATCAAGATCTATGATGAATACAAGGCTGAAGCACAACTGAAGGGTAAAACCCAAGCTTGGTACCAAGAACCAATTTTATTAGCTCAGAAAAATGAGCAGAAAGTGCATATACCAGTTTCCAATGAGGAAGCGCAAAAGCATCTCAAATCTTTGATGGAACGGTTAAAGATTAATGGCCGTAAACCAGCACCAGTACAAAAGCTTAAGGCTAAGGAAAAAGAGCCTGAGCTTACAAAGGAATTAGGGCCAGATCCTTTTGACAATCCGCACGAATACGTCGAGATGTGCCGCCGGGAGGGCATGCCAATTCCTAGAAATATTCAGCAATTGATTGATGGGGTGAATGTATGAATTCCATGACAAAAAATAAGTTATTTGGATTAGCTGATGATCGAACTGATGTATGGGCTACGCCGCAAGATTTTTTCGAAAAATTGGATCGAGTATTTAACTTTGATTTAGACGTTTGTGCTCTGCCTGAAAACGCTAAATGTGAACGTTATTTTACACCTGAAATTGATGGTCTAAAGCAAGAGTGGACTGGGACATGCTGGATGAATCCACCTTACGGCAAAGAAATCATCGATTGGGTTGCTAAGGCAGCGGAAACAGCAAGTAAAGGGCATACGGTAGTTGCACTCGTTCCAGTAAGAACTGATGCCCGATGGTTTCAAGACTATTGTTTGGGTCGTGAAATTCATTTTATTCGTGGCCGCTTAAAGTTTGGCGGTTCTAAAACGAATGCACCTTTTGGTTGCTGTGTTGTGGTGTTTAGACCAAGCCTGATAGACGTCAGTTGGGAGAAATCAGCATGACCAAATTCGAGTTTTTGGGATGGGGCTTACTCATTTCGTGTGTAACAGCAGTACTTTGCGGTGCGGTGGTTTTGTGGTGGTTGGCGCGTAAAGAGCTTGATGAGAAAGGAGCCAGCCATGAAAGCAACTAAATTGATTAGAGATAAAGGACTGCAATACGCGAAGGAAATCGTAGATTCAGCCCCTTCTAACGCAACTGAATGGAATGAGGGTTATGAGTTCCAATGTGGTCAAAGTGTAGAAATCAGCCCAGCAGATCGTGAGAAGTATTTTGTAGATTTGGTTGAGCTTAAACGTCTTGTGGAGTCGGTTGATTTGGTTGAATCATGGGGTGGCATTGAGGACTTAAAACTATATGACTTGTCTCATTGCAAAGATAAACCTGAATCTGCTGGATACAAGTTGCTTCATGCAATTGCTGATTACGAATCAATATACGGAGGCGGGGATGAGCAAACGAATTCTTAAGAAACTTAGCAAAAAGGCTAAAACCCTATTGATTCAATGTGGTGGATATTCTGAAAAATACTTTATGCCTGCTGATAGAGAAGACGCAACCATGTGTGGAGTCTTAAAAGGCACAGCTATGTTCTGGTCACAGTCGAGTTTTGAATATAACGAATGGGATTGTGAAGATGCTTTCAGCTTGTTGAGAGAATTTATCTTTTGGGAATTATCTGAATTTGATAGTGAGACAGGGGATGTTTTAAGAAGTCCTAAGTTTAAAAGCCGTGGAGATGTTCTGCGCATGGCAAAGCAATATGTTTTAAGGAGTCAGCCATGAGTGAGTTTAAAAAAAGGCGACATCCTAGTTAATCAAACGGCTGTTAATTCAGGTCTTGTTGAGCTGCTGTACGAACATAAGCACTACTTTCATGGCTTTAGCAAAGACTTTGGAATCATAACAATTGCTAAGAAGAAACTTGATAGGTATCGCAAAGCAACTGAAGCAGAAAAGCAGATAGGGCTCCGCATTGACTGCGAAGTATTAGACAAACCAGAAAACCACATTTCGCCGAATTGCAAAGTAACTGAAGTTCACATTAACGAAGCTTACAAGCTTAATCGATTGGGGTGAAGAATGGATAAGTGTAGAGAAGAGTTTGAGAAGCAAAAGTACTGGATTGGGCTATTTAGAGACGCGGTTGATTTTGATGAGGAGCTTGGTCGATATGTTTTAAACGGTCAAAGAAAGCTTTACGCATTTCACCTCGATTCATTTAACGAGAAATGGGCAATTTGGCAGGAAGCATGGCAGCACCAGCAAGCGAAAGTAGTGGAATTGCAAAAGCGTTTAGATGGGGCATTAAAGGAGACTCAATATGCTTTGCAGTATGTTGAAGGGGACATGCGCGGCAATCATGAATTTCTACAAATGGCAATGATTCGAACCTTTAAAGCTTTAGAGCAAGTGCTCAATGGTGGTGAGCCTAAATGACATCAATGAGCCTTGCTGATTACCGCCTTACATGCCCGAAAGTTCAAAAGAAAAAGGGTCGAAACAAGTTTAATGCTTCGAAAATTAAATTGGATGGAATGACTTTTGACAGTACTAAAGAATACAAACGGTATATCGAGCTAAAGGCTCTACAACAACGAGGTGAAATTAAAGAATTGCAGCATCACACAAAATTTGAATTGGCACCGAAGACAAAATTAGAAGGGGAGAAACGAGCTAAACCAGCACTTAGATATTTTGCCGATTTCACTTATTTCACGACAGCAGGTGAATACGTTGTTGAAGATGTGAAGTCTATAGCTACACGCAAGCTACCGAGTTACCGAAATAAGAAACACCTGATGAAAACAGTTCACAATATTGATGTGAGGGAAGTTTAAACATGAATGCAAAAGTTAATAACAAGACAATGGATTGGTCTAAACGTTCTGCTCATCAATGGTTGGAACAATATGGTCTATGGGTAAGATCAACAAAATTTAAAGTTTCTGCTAATCCTTTAGCATGTCTAATTGACCAAAATGACACAACTAGAATTAGATCAAGTAAGGTCTCTATGCCATGCGAAATTGAAGATTATGAGGCAGTTGAAGTAAGCAAACTCTTGGCTAAAATGCATAACGATAATAGGGAATTTTTACAAGAAAGGGCTTGGTTTTTAATACTTTATTATGAAAATAATTGGTCGTATCTAACAATTGCTAATGTGCATAGATGTAGTAAAGCAAAGGTACGTGCTGAGATTGATAAAGGCTTGGCATATTTGGATGGAAAAATTGAGGTGTTGCAATCTTGACAGTGCAGCACACTTGGTTTAGATTTGTGATATGGTGGGACGAAGTTATAAGCGTTGCACCAAAATGTTTTAAAAGCTCTCCAATCGGTGAGCTTTTTTTGTATTTGATATTACTTTTAATGTAACTAGTTTTTAATTTTCTTGATTCATAAAAAATAATATTTTATAAAATTTTTAAAACAAGACTAATTTGGGATGAAATTTTGGCTACTTATATTCCTGACCTAGAACAAGAGGAGGAGTCTTTGATTACAGCAAAGATTGAGTCAGAGATAGAAAAATTAAAAAAAAGAATGGATGAATACATGTTCGTGTATGTAAATGATGAAAAGAATATAAATTATAAGGTTCAGATAGAATCTTCAATGAAAAGCTGATCTTCTAGTTATATTCTGCCTTCGGACAAGATTTATTTAGTTTCTCTAAGCATTGATTTAGGCGGGGCATTAAATTTTATGTGCTAAGATTACCTGAATAAATTTTGGGTTACAAAAATGAATATCTGTGTTGGTGGTGAGTTAGACGGCCAGAAGATTGAAAAAGAAGGTCGTTTGTTAAAAGCTTCTGAAATCGACCCAACATTCACAACTGAGTACTACAAGCAGGTTTTTAACCGCGACAACATCAATTATCATTTTTGGCTTCCAATAGGATCCAACTTGCACGAAATGTCTGAGCGAGTTTTGGATATTTTGAGAGCACCTAAAAAATAAGCATAAAGTATATTGTAAATACATATTCTAATTTGTATGATGTATCACAAATACTGCGCTGAAAGTTTTTGTTTTTGTGACCCGTTTCTTTTTTTGAAGCGGGTTTTTGATTTTAAAACCCCACTCGCTTAGGAAGCTTTGCGAGTTTACTTGCCGGACGGATTACGGCGCAAATGGCCCCGCTACATACTAGTTATTGGCGGGGCTTTTTTTTTTTTTAATTTGATGATTTAGTTCTCGATAGTAAATAATTTACTATTGAGAACTAAGTATTTGAAAAATAAAATAAATTTGATAATTAACCTATGAATTAGTATAATAAATAAACATTAACTAATTTAATTGGTGAAAATATGCCATTCGAAAGAAAGACAGGGTATAAATTGAAGTTTATCAATGAAAATGACTTTGAAATTATCTGCCTAGACTGTAACGACACCAATACTGTGAGACAACAACTTAAAGATGCTGGATTTGTTACAGATATTAATTCAGTAGATGAAAAGGATGAATACCATCTTCAAAAGATTATTGGAGTAACAAGTAGCAAGGAAGACTTGATTGCATTACTAGATAATTGGTTTGATTTGTTAAACAGTATGGAGGTTACAGCCTACAAAGATTTTGATTAAAAAATGATAGTAATAAAAACCACTTTTGCAGTGGTTTTTTTATGGGTGAAATATGGATGATAAAGAATACTTCTGGCTTACAAGAAAAAAAGAACCTAAAACAAAACCCAAAAGTAGACCATTGCCTAAAGCTACTCAAAAGTACTTAGAGGCTGAAGAAGAATTTACTCAAGCTTTGGATAATCTGGAAATTAAATACGAAAAGAAATTCCAGTTTAAATCAACAAAGCATTGGCGTTTTGATTTTCATTTAATTGAACATCGTATTTTAGTTGAAATTGCTGGCGGTCCTTGGTCTGGTGGTCGAAAGGGTAAGCTGGCAACAAAGGCGTGGAGTATGGACCGTTACGATGTTGCTGAATCAATGGGATATACCGTTGTTCGGTTAGAGGCAGTACCAAGATTTAAGATTAATGAATCTGGTCCATTGCAGATCCAAGCTCATTTCGCTAGCCAATGGCTTAAAAATTTAAAGAGGCAAATATTTAATGGATCAGATCAGACCATTTCCTCCAACTGATTTTATAGACCAAGCAGATGAAGAGGAAGCGATACGCATAGTACCTGCGCCTGATTTAAAAAACTGGGTAGTTGCTAATTACTTAACTATTGGTGGACCTCTTTATAACCCCGATCATGATCACATAGCTGAGCTGCTTCACGATAATGAAGAATTTTTAGCATTTGCTTGGGCCTCTTCTGCATATAAAAGCAAGCAGGCGATGGTGCTGGGGCAATGTGAAAAAGTCATGTTCAATGTTGGTGGATGGCGTAAGGCCAGACAAGAGCAACAGATGCGAGACTGGTTCGGCTTTGTGCCAACATACTTAATAACTGTCGATGCTTCTTTCTGTGAGCGTGCAAATGATACAGAGTTCTGTTACTTGCTTGAACATGAGCTTTATCACATTGGAGTGATGAGAGACGAGGACGGAGAAATTGTTTATAGCGATAGTTCTGGTCTTCCTAAGCACTATCTTGCAGGTCATGACGTTGAAGAGTTTATTGGTGTAACCAAACGGTGGGGGGCTAGTCAAAGCGTTAAACGTATTGTTGAAGCTGCAAAGAATCCGCCGTTTGTTTCGAATCTTGATATTTCAAAATGCTGCGGAAACTGCGTAATCAACTGAGCCGAATGGCTCTTTTTTTTTGCCTTCTTTGCTAGACGTAGCTAGACAAAGGTGGGGGTATGGCTGCACTTAAAGAACAGGTAAAAATATTTATTGTTCAAGCGCTTGCCTGCATGGATACCCCTCAACAGGTAGCTAATGCTGTCAAGCAAGAATTTAACATTGAGATTGATCGAAAACAGGTACAACTTTATGACCCGACAAAAGCGGCAGGAAAGAATTTAAGTAAGAAATATAAAGACCTTTTTCATAAAACCCGAGAGGACTTTAAAAAGAATGTTTATGACATCCCTTTAGCTAATAAAGCCTATCGGCTTAAAGAACTTCAGAAGATCTATGAAGACTGGAAGAACAACAGGCTTATGAAGCAAGGGGTTATTAAACAGGTTAGGGAAGAAATGCAGGGTTATGACCTCATGCTTTTAAATCTTGAGTTAAAGCAACTTGAGATTGAAAAGTTAAGAGAGGGTGAAGGTGATGAAGATCCAACACCAGTCAAGGTAACTATTCAAGTTGTAGATGCGAGTAAAAAAGATGCCGAACATCAATCCGACACTGAATGTACCTCAGGCTAATTTTTTGCAGATGGAAAAGAAGTTCCGCGCATTTGTCGCTGGCTTTGGATCGGGAAAGACTTGGGTTGGATGCTCCAGTTTATGCAACAAAGCTTGGGAATTCCCAAAAGTACCTTTGGGTTATTTTGCTCCAACTTACCCGCAGATTCGCGACATTTTCTTTCCAACTATTGAAGAGGTTGCTTTCGATTGGGGGCTTAAAACTAAGGTTTATGAAACCAATAAAGAGGTGGATATCTATTATGGTCGGCAATATCGAACGACAATCATTTGCCGGTCTATGGAGAAACCAGCAACAATTGTAGGTTTTAAAATTGGCCACGCCTTGATTGATGAACTTGATGTCATGGCGATGACTAAAGCACAACAAGCTTGGCGTAAAATCATTGCTCGTATGCGCTTTAAACAAGCTGGTTTGCTCAATGGTATTGATGTGGCAACAACACCAGAAGGCTTTAAATTCACTTATGAGCAATTTGTAAAAGAAGCTAATTCATCCCCTGAGAAACGGGCACTTTACGGCATGATTCAGGCATCGACTTATGATAACGAAGCCAATCTGCCAGACGATTATATTTCATCACTGTATGAATCCTACCCACCTCAATTGATATCAGCCTATTTGAAAGGGCAGTTCGTCAACTTAACTAGTGGAGCGGTTTATCCAGACTTTGACCGGGTTTTAAATCATACGGATGAGGAAATTAAGCAAGGTGAGCCTTTACTCATTGGAATGGACTTTAACGTACTTAAAATGGCTGCTGTGGTTTATGTCATTAGAGAAGGTAAGCCGAGAGCTTTAGATGAACTGGTTGGAGTAAGAGATACACCAACTATGTGTTATCTGATCAAAGAGCGTTTTCCTGATCATGATATTACCGTGATACCAGACGCTTCAGGGCAAGCAACTTCATCAAAGGGATTTAGCGAATCCGATCATGCAATTTTAAAGAAAAATGGCTTTAAGGTTGAAGTGAATGGTGTGAACCCGGGCATTAAAGACCGTATCAATGCAGTTAATGCCCAGATCCTGAATGCCGATGGGGAAAGACACCTCAAAGTAAACACAAATAAGTGCCCTAACTTTACGGCTACTTTAGAACAGCAAGTCTATGATGATTTTGGAATGCCAGATAAAAGCGCTGGTTTAGACCACGTTGGCGATGCTGGTGGATATCCAATAGCCAAGAGATTCCCGATCATCATTCAGAAAGTATTTAAACGGCGCACAATCGCTGGTTTTTCCCGTTAAACAACGCACCTTTTCAGGTGCTTTTTTATTGGTGTTTTTATGGCAGTTACTGATAAACATCCGCAGTATATTGCTGCACAAAAAAGCTGGTTGATTATGCGTGACGCCGTTGCTGGTGAAGAGCAGATCAAACAGGCACAAACAAAGTACCTAGCTAAATCGGCCGGAATGATTGAGGCTGAAAAGCAAGGTGATACGACTGGAGAGATTTATAAGGCCTATCTAAGTCGAGCTCAGTATCCGCTATGGGTTCAGGACGCATTACGCACAATGATCGGGTTAGTTTCAAAGCTTGAGCCGAATATTGTGATTGAAAGTTCTCTACTTAAAGGATTGATAGAGAATGCAACAAATGACGGTTTTGGGCTTAAACAGCTCTTTATTCGCATTTGTTCAGAGTTGCTAGAGTTTGGGCGCTGTGGGCTGCTTGTCGATGTTGATGCTAAAGGAGTGCCATATTTCGCCTTATATGATGCGTTATCTATTATCAACTGGAAGGAAAACAGTATCGGTGGTCGAAAGGATTTAAAACTGTTAGTGCTCGAGGAGCAATTTGATAATAGTGAAGATGAATTCGGGCACGAAACTAAAACGGTTCACCGCGTTCTATCTATGGATGATGGAGCATTAGCGGTCCGATTGTTCGATGGTTCAAATGTGGAGGATAAAACTCCTGATCTCGGCGGTAATCAACTTTCTTTCACACCATTTGTTTTCTGCGGTGCCACTAGTAATTCCCCAGATGTAGGTACCATACCGCTTTTGACAATGGCCAAGGCTGCTCTGAAGTATTACCAACTTAGTGCAGATTATTACCAGTCACTTCACCATACAGCTCATCCGCAGCCTTGGATTAATGGACTTGAGGGTGATGAAGATATTAGCGTTACTGGTGTTATGGCTGTCTGGAGTCTTCCTCCAAATTCACAATGTGGTTATTTGGAAATTTCAGGTAGCGGCATTGAACTCACTAAAAAGGAAATGGATGCGCAGAAAAATGCAGCATTAGAGGCTGGTGCCAAGGTAGTCGATACCAATACACAAGAATCAGGTGAGGCACGCCGTGCACGTCAGGATGACCAGCAGGCAAGTCTTCACAGTATCGTGATGTGTGCAGCTGCAGCAATTGAACAAGCCATTAAGTATGCAGCGCAGTGGTTAAAGCTGGATTCGACAAAATATTCATTTACGGTTGAACCTGAGTTTATTGTGCAGGTCACGGATATTAATCTTGCAAAACAGCTTTATGAGGGTGCTATTTCAGGGAAAAACTCTTTCCGCACATATTGGGAATACCTGATGACAGGTAAATTACCAGCTCACGACTATCAGGAAGAAGTGAAGCGGGTAGAAATAGAGCGTGATAACACTCCTTTGTAGAGGTGATGTATGGCTTCAAAAGAAGATAAATCATTGATTGAAGTACTTACCCAACATCAGGCGTATTTATATCGGGTGTCTTCTCAATCTGTTAATGAGCTATTAAAAATCTTTAATGATGAGTCAGCATTAATGTTGGCAAAGCTTCGGGATTTGCTTGATGAATTAAATGATTCTGAAAAGATGGCTCTAGCAAGTGGGCAGTACACTACAGCTAATCTGAAGGAAGTTCGTGATCTGATTGCTCAGTGGTTTATAGGACTAAATATTGCATTACCTGAAGCTTTCGCTGTTTCTGCTACTGCCTTGGCTGTTTATGAAGCCAATTACACGGCGAAGCTATATGGTGGCAAGATCAAAAAGCCAAATGGTGAAAAGCTATATGCCGCAGCTAAAAAAATACCATTGGTAGGTGGGGCTCTTGTTGATGATCTGCTATCCAGAATTGCTGAAAATGCCCGTCAAAAGGTTGAGTATGCAATTCGGGATGGTATCAACTCAGGTAAAACAAATCAGGAAATAGTTCAGCGCATTCGTGGTACCAAACGGCTTAATTATGAGGATGGGCTTTTAAGTAGCTCTAAGACTGATATCGATCGTACAGTGAGGACAGTTCGTAGTCATGTGGCCAATCAAGCATATCTAAATAGCTTTAACCAGATTGGCTTTGAATACGTAAGACTGGTAGCAACTTTAGACGGAAGAACTTCAAAACTTTGTGCAACTCTTGATGGTTCCGTATGGGAGATTAACGATCCAGCAAAGCGTGTACCGCCGTTGCATCCTAATTGCCGAAGTATTTTGGTACCAGTCGAGAAAGACGGCCAACTTGTTGGCGAACGTCCATTTGTAATGGATGAACGTCGAGTTAAAGACATCCCGAAAGAAGAGCGTAGCCAGTTAATAGGGCAGCTAGATGCCAATACTACGTTTAGAGAGTTCTTCAAGAAGACAGATGATTTCTTTCAAAGAGAATGGTTGGGGCCGAAACGTTACAAGCTCTATAAGGAAGGAAAATTTGATTTTGATAAGTTCTTCGATCCAGAGGGGCGGTTATACATATTGGACCAACTTCGAAAGTTGGATGAGCAAACCTTTAAGGAGTTGGGCTTATGAGTGAGTCAAGACATTTAGTGCTAAAGCGTCACCCTACTTTGAAAGGTTATCTGGTTATTTGTGATGAAGAAACTGGACAACCTCTAGCTGGACAGAGAGCAGTACAGATGAATTCTGATGCCTTAAATGGACCCGCAACAATTACTGTAACTTTTGAAGCATATGGTGCTCATGGTGTTCGCTTAGTGAGTGATGCACCAAGGCCAAATCAAACAAAGGAAATGTAGCGAAAGGTATTACAAATG